GTACGTGATGACGATACAAGTCTAATTCCTGATTCAGCTGAAGAACTCGCGGTTTATGACTATATCGATGCCAAACGTCAAACAGGCATGAAAGGCCTTTATGTTGTTGGGCCTGTGGCCGTTGCGCTGGATTTAACCATTGCATTAACGCCGAACAATTTAACCGTTCAAGCTGCGGTTCAAGCAGAACTTGATGACTTATTACGTCGTGAATCACTGCCAGAAGACGGTAATGGTAGCGGGAAGATTCTGTTAAGTCATCTACGTGAAGCTATCAGTGTTGCTGCAGGCGAAACTGATCATACTTTAATAAGCCCATCAGCAGATGTAACCCACTCAATCGGTGAAATGGCCGTAATGGGAACAATCACATGGGTATGACCGCTGACCAATATTTCAGCCAGCAAGTAGCCTTGTTACCACGTGGCATCTTGTGGGATAGCTTAGTCGAACATGAACTAGGCGAATTACTACGCGCCCAAGCCAAAGAATATGCACGTATTGATGCTAGAACCGATGACTTACTTAAAGAAGCCGATCCGCGAAAAACTTATGAGATGTTAATTGATTGGGAAACTGACTTTGGCTTACCAGAAAAATGTACTGATGAAGCCCTTACGCTCGAACAACGCAACAAGGTTTTACACGCCAAAGTCACGAATTTAGGTGGCCAATCTCGTCAATTCTTTATCGACTTGGCTAAAGGTCTTGGCTATGACATCACCATTACCGAATTTTCTATTTTTAATTTTGAAAGCAGTTTTGAAGACCCCATGACCGATGAAAATTGGTTATTTGTATGGCGAGTCAATGCGCCTGAAGAAACTATTAACTACATGACGGTTGAGAGCGGATTAGATGAACCCTATGCAACATGGGGTAATGAGCGGCTCGAATGCTCAATTAATCGCTTAAAACCAGACCACACCACTGTTCTATTCGCATACGGAGAATAATATGGAACCTCGTAATTTACGCTCGGGCGCAAGTGATACACCTCCCGTTAAACTAGTCAGTCCGTCGGTTGGCTATCCTAGTCCAGGCAATCCAGCAACGGGTACGCCCGCAGCAGTTGGCGGTGCATTTTGGAATTATGCACTTTCTGAAGAAATGCGAAACGTTATTGTTGGGGCAGGATTAACGCCTAACGATGATGAGTTAGATCAGTTTTGGCAGGCGATTCAAGCATTACTTGTGCCAGGTCCTGTAGGTTCATTGCTAATCATGGATGGTGATGTGATGCCTAATGGCTATTTGGAGCGTGATGGTGCCGCACTATCTCGCGAAGACTATGCTGACTTATGGGCTTATGCACAAACAGTTAGCAATTTTACTATTCAATCCAATAAAACAGCCAGTTATAACACTTATGCAGGCTATTACGGTGATGGTGATGGCTCGACTACTTTTACAATACCTGATATGCGAGGCGAGTTTATTCGGGGATTTGATAGTGGCAGAGGTATTGATGTCGGGCGTGCTATAGCTTCTTTACAGCTTGATGAATTTAAAAATCATATTCATCCATATCAGAGAGCAACTATCCAGGGCAACACTGGAGCCTCGGGTATTGTCGCTGATAATGGGAACTACACAGGTCAGACCGCCAATTTTACGTCTTACATAAATTCAGCAGGTGGCATAGAAACTAGACCACGCAACATCGCAATGATGTTCTGCGTTAAATATTAGGAGCTTACATGAATATCTATCATTATCATCCTGTAACTTGCGAATACATTAATACAGGCAATGTAAAACTTGATCCGATTGGCAAAAAACCGCTTATTCCTGCTAATGCAACACTGACCCAGCCTCCTGAAGTTAACATAAATCAGGTGCCTTTATTTGTTAATGGTAATTGGATAGTTGCTACTGATTACAGAGGATACGTCGGTTACGATGTCGTAGGTGCTATGCATGAAATAACTGAAATTGCTACTGAGCCAGATAGTACTTGGACAACTACACCGCCTTTTATTTTATCTGATGCACAAGCAATAAAAATAGCTGAAATTAATGCAGCGACACGCTTAACAATTGTCAGTGGCTTCACGTCTGATGCACTAGGAACGACCCATCTTTATCAGTCAGAACAAGAAGACCAGCTGAACCTTGCTGGCATAGCAGGTAATGGCCAAGACCGCGTATTTAAATGTAGTTCAGATGACGGTGTTACCTGGTCTTATCAAATGCATACTGCTGCGCAATTAAATCAAGTCGCGAGTGATGGCATTGACTTTAAAACCGCCGCATTAGTGGCTGGTGAATCAGCAAAGAACCAGGTTAGAGCCTTGACTGATACAGCGACTCAAGAAACTATCGATGCAATTGAGGTGGTTTACTAATGCTTATATTCAATAGGGTTAGAGGTATGTTTTCTTGGGCATCATGGCCAATTGGCATTACATACGGCTTTATCATTTATCTGATATTTGGCAATCCATACGTCGGCTTATTCTGTGCCGTGGGTTATATCGTTGGCGAGTTATTTGGCATAGGTGATTGGATTGGTCGCATTATTCACCCGAACCAACCACTCAACATGAATGATATCGAAGGCAGAAAGAACGGCATCTATTGGCTAGTATCAAAATTCGCTGACCGTGGCACTGTTTTATATGCCTATATCGCACTAACATTACGCGGTGTTTGGTGGTGATTGCCAGCATTATTGCCGTTGTATTTGTATGTCGGAATTGCGCCCGTTTTAATAGTCGTTACTACTTTGGCAATTGCCTTTCCATTCAGTGTGGTGGTGGCAAAAGAATGCGATTTCCACATTGATTTTCTCGACGTTCATACACCGTGGGGACGTGCAGAAGTCATTTATGGTGGTGTGATGGATATTGTTATTCCGTTACTAATAGTCACTGCACTATATATATAAGAACAAAGGAAAAGGAAGCGACCAGACAGATGCTTCAACATCAATCTGGACACTAACTCACAGCAACATTAAGACACTGTGTGAGCCAGCCAAGGCCTCCCTGCCGTGTACACAGCAGGGAAAGCCTAGCATATTTTAAGAGGCTTACATAATGAATGAAATTAGATGCAGAAGTTGCAATCGTCTACTAGCGAAAGCAAAGTACCAACAAATAGAAATCAAGTGTCCTCGATGTAAGACACTTAATATTAAGAAGGCCAATGAGCCTCTAACCAAAGCACACATAAGTGCAAAAGTTGAGGCAGAAAATGGCAAAACCAATCGTACCGTGGATGGGTGGTAAAACCCGTCTAGCAAAAGAAATCCTTCCACTCTTCCCAGAACACCAATGCTATGTAGAACCCTTCGCCGGTGGCGCGGGGATATTCTATAAAAAACAGCCTTCTAAAGTTGAAGTGTTGAACGATATTAACGGTGAACTAGTCAATCTTTACCGCATCGTTCAGCACCATTTAGAAGAGTTTGTCAGGCAGTTCAAGTGGGCCATATCCAGCCGCCAGGTATTTGAATGGGAGAAGATGAAAAACCCAGAAACACTGACCGATATCCAACGCGCAGCGCGCTTTTATTATCTTCAAAAATTAGCCTTCGGTGGCAAGGTTGATGGTCAGACATTTGGCACCGCAACAACGTCCTTACCTCGACTTAATTTACTACGATTAGAAGAGGATTTAAGTGCGGCACATTTAAGATTAACGACCGTCCATATAGAAAATCTTGACTGGGTAAAATGCATACAAAAGTATGACCGTCCACACACGCTTTTCTACCTAGATCCACCCTATTATGAAACGGCTGGCTACGGCATGGATTTTGGTTTAGAACAATACGAAAAGATGGCAGAGTTAGCCAGTACAATCCAAGGCAAAATGATTATCAGCATTAACGATCATGACGTCATTAAAAAGACCTTTAAAGGCCTCCTTAATAAGCGTTTAAATATCAATTACACCGTCGGTGGTGGAGCCAAGAAAAAAGCCGCTAGTGAACTGCTTATTTGGAATTGGTGATCGTTATTTTTGTTTTGGAGCGTCTCTTTTTTCAATGTGTTCTTTTGCACCATCAGGAAGTGATTGGTAAAGACTCTCTATGTGTTTGGGCTGTGTAATTCGATTCTCAACGATAAAATTAAGCATCTCGAAAAGATGCTGTGCAATCTCTGGAGAGTCAGTAAGGTTTATCTCTCCAGGGTGCACGGCATGGTTGCCAACTA